CGCGTGCCGATCTCAAGGTAATGACGAACTGGGTAATGGACGCAGTGATACGTCAGGTATCGGTACAAGCTGGCGTTGCTCACGACACTCGCACGGTAGTCCGTGCCTCCTGGCCGTATGACTTTTCAACCACTAACCGGCCCACCAGCGAGTCATCGCCCATCACGTCCTGCAGTGCGTCCAGCACCGCCTTGGCGATGTTGTCCACGTCGGGCCTGGGCAGTTTCGGTGCGTCGGGTTTCACGCCGGCCTTCCGCAAGTGGGACTTCGGACGCTCAAAAACGGCATCAATCACGACGTTGAGCGGCTCGCCGGTTGCCGTGAGCCCGGCACTTCGGGCAGCTGCTGCGATAGCCTCGCGGTACGCATGCACCGGGTGCTTCCCTGGCACGTACGCACGAGCAAACCCGCCCGCAGTCGAGACGCGCGGCCTCGGCTGCGGGACGGGCTGCCCTGCGACGGTGAACGTGACAGCCAAGGCTCACCGATAGCGGATGACGGCGAACCAGCGACGGGCCACGGGCGAGTAGGCCACGCCTTCCTCAACGATGACACGCTTCCCGAAGAAGCAGCAGTTACGCCGGGCGGCCTCCGGCGTTGAGCCGGTGCCAATCCCCTCGTACTGGCCGCAGCTGCTGTGAACCAGTGAGCCACGGCGAGCGATCACGACGGCGTGATCCTGGGCACTGATGACAGAACCACGACGAGCCACCACGGTGGTGTCAGCGTTGGCAAACGAAGCGAACGCCAGGGCGGCGAGAAGCAAAACGAAACGCATAGCAGTCCTCCTGTGACTGGGAACAAATCCACAGCCAGCAGGATTGCAAACGTGTCAAGGAATCAGGGCCGCCCAACTCGTAAGCAAAAGTGTTCGCTTTTCGTTGCTTTTGACATACGTTCTGGCGTCATGTCGCGGGGCGTGACACGACTGCGAGATATGCAGCAGATAATCCGCGTTAGCGCGACAAGCTTGCGGCTAGCGGCTGCACGGCGCTGATGGCTTGTAGATATACGGCCATCGGTGGCGGATACACGGGTCCGCATACTTACTGGTTCTCAGACCAATCGTTCCAGCATGGCCCGCAACGCAACCGCCCGTTTTCCATCCTCAACGTGGCCCATCTGCTTTGCGCCTTGTTCGTAGATCAGGGCCGCAGTCTCAACCGCCTCCCGCTCCTCGTCGGTGAGGGCGTGTTGGCCGGAAAGGCCATCAATGATTTTCTCGCGATCCGCGTCTGTCACCCACAGCATGACGCTGTACGGTGCCTCATCACGCGGAGGTGCAGGAAGACGCATCCAGTGCGTTGGCCTGCCTGACTCATTCCAGCGCAGGCCGGGTTGAGATTCATCGTCGATCTCTCGCCACGCTATTCCGTACTCGCACCCAAAGTGCGAGTCTCCCGACCGAAAACCTAAAACGGCGATTCCTTTCTCCGGCAGTCCGGCCTCCACAGGAATCCAGCCTTGTATTGCGGGCGTCCCGTAAACGTGCGTGACGTTCAGCCACTCGCCGTCAGAACGCTCAACCGTGTCGAACTCAACCGACTTACTGCGCCCGGCGACCTGCGGGTAAGCGTATAGCGTGTCTGGCATCCCCTGCTGCAAATCCTTGTAACGTCCTACTTGCATGAGGCACTGGCCGCTAGCGTCGCGGTACAGGTAGAACCCTTGGGTGGTCGGCTTGTCCTTGCTCCACGCATAACCAGTCCATGGATCGGACTCGCGAGCATCGTCATTCGTCATAGCGTGGCCCCTCCTTCGCGGGCCTATCATCTTCCGTGTTATGGAACCAGAAGTCGACACCCAAGTGCGATAACAGCAACAACGGCTCCGCTCGCACCAAACACTACAGCAACGGCGGGCCAGCCGCCGTGCATGTGGCACAACACAGCAACGCCCGCAAATGGTGATGAGATCAGTGCAGCGCCGATTATTTGAGTGATTGTCATGTGTGTGTCTCCAGAACCACGCGATGGAGTGGACTGCGCCGCAGATCGCATCGTTCTCACTTCAGTCGTTCCAGTAACGCGAGGAGCGTCCTCGCTGCGGCATCGTCTCTGCGGCACGCACCATCCGATACGTCCTCCACGCCGTACAAAGCGTCGATTCCGCGATTCAACGCCTTCCGTTCCTCGTCTGTAAGCGTGAAGGTTTCCTGCGACGAATCTGGACACGGCCCAGTACCCCAGAGCGTTTTTCGCCACTCGGCCATCTGGTCTGCGAAGTCGCTCACCTTGCACCTCCAAGCCGCTCCAGTAGGCCCCGCAGCGCGTCGGCCATTTCCTCATGTCGCTTGATATGCTCCGGCCCTTCCGCGAACATTCCGATTGCCAGCCAGACGGCTTCCCACTCATCGGCGGTGAGCGCGGGCTGCGGTGGATGAACCAGCGGGCCTCCTGCACCGCCTGACAAGGACGCCCGCAATGACTCTCGCTGCTCGTCTGTGAGCGTCACGTTTATTTGCGACGGAACTTGACATTGCGTTTTAGTCACTTCGTTCTCTCTAGTAGGTTGCGCAGCGTGTCAACGCGATCAAACTCTTCGCAGTTTCCAGCGAGTTCTTCCGCCCACTCCACCGCCTCCCGCTCCTCGTCGGTGAGCGTGGGCTGAAAAATCCTCGCAATCCTCCGCGCCGCAAGCCTCGCCCTGTCTTCGGCGTAACTGTTGCCGCCCTGCCACTTCTTTGTGGTGCCCTCGCGATACCACCGCATGGCGCAGTGGACGATTTCGGCACCCCGCTCCAGTTGGGATTCCCCGTGAGAACCAGCGGATGCAGGAGACATCGCCTTGTCGTCCTGCGGTGTAGTTTCGTCACTCATGCGATGCTCCTGATCCTGCGTGTTCTCAGCCTAGCCGCTTCAGTAGGCCGTGAAGCGTGGCAGCGATCTTCGCACATTCCTCGTCGTCGTCGTTGTCGTTGTAGGCTCCGGCCGCTTCAGCAATCGCCTCGCGCTCCGCGTCGGTGAGCCGTACCGTTTCGCAGGCCACTAGTGAACCGTTTCGCAGCCGCTCCATCTCGTCTGCGGCCTCTTCCATGAGTAGGTGCAACCTCGCCAGATGCACGGTTCGCCAGTTCCGTAGCCGCTCCACGATGTCACTCACGCCACACCTCTCGGCTGGCAGATCCCGTGACGCCACTTGCTGACTTTGCTTTGCGTGTTGCAAGGCTCCTCTCGCCGTCTGCTGTCGTAGTGCTTTTCCCTCACCACCTTTGCCCGCTCCTCAACCCACGGCGACAACGCCAGTCCGTCTAGCGATGCGGCATCGTCCTCAGGTGTCGGTGCCTCAGGTTCGTCAGCTGGGTGCAGCGTCCTGCGTGGCAACTTGTACCGCTGTGCCCACTTTGTGACTGTGGAATAGGCCACGCCAAACCGCTTGGCAATCTCTGACGAGGTAACGCCTTCCGCCCACAGTTGGTGGAGCAGCACGAGATCAGCCCGAGAGTGGTTGCGTGATGCTTCGCTGGCTTTCATGCGTCCTCCGCCAGAGGCATGATGACTCCGGTGTACGGGCCGCAGCGAAGGAGCACGCGGCTCTGGGCGTCCTTCACGTACACGTCAACATGCGGCTCTTCGTCGGCTGGCAGGTTCGCCAAGAACTGGGCCAGATACTTCGGGTCCAGCTTCGTGCTTGCCGTTGAGCCCGCCGCGATCGTCGGGCAGATCACCTTGCTCTCCCCGTACTCGCTCGAGCGGCCCACGAGCACCAGCGTGTTGGCCGTCCACGTCAGGCTGATGCCCTTGGACTGCTCGCTGGTGACGATGGCTGCGGACTGCACCGCCTGGAGCAGCTCCACCACGTCAATCACCGTAGGCTCGCCTTCCGCCTCGCCAACCACGTCACGCCACCGTGGATAGCGACCGTCCACGAGCCGGCCCGTGATCGTGCAGCCGTCCAGCGAGAAGCGGACCTCTTTTCCGTTGGACTCAACCTGAACGCTGCCGTCACCCGTGGCCATGCTTGCCACCGTCGCCAGCAACCTGGCCGGCACGATGGTCTGCGAGGCGTCAACGGCATCGTCGCTCTCAGTCTCCACGCACGCCAGGCGTCGCCCGTCAGTGCCAACCCAGTGCTGCCGCGAACCGTCTGCGGTTGACTCCACGTCCAGCATGACGCCGCCCAGTGCGTAGCGGCTGGACTCGGCGTCCGTGGCGTACGTCGTGGCCTTGGCGGCCCGGCAGAACTGGTCAGCCGGCAGGCGGCAGATTGCCTTCAGATCGCCAGCGTCCCACGTTGGGAACTCTGCGGCGTCTTCCGTTGGTAGAGTCCACGAGCCAGCACCGCACTTCACCGTTACGCTGCTTTCCTTCGGAATCAGAAACACCTCGTCGCCGGTCGCGGCCCGCAGGATGGCGCTGAGCCGATGAGCCGGCAGCAGCATGGCGTCGCCGTGGTAGTCAATCTCGCGGTCAATACGCACCTCGAGATCCGTGCCCGTCAGCAGCCCGTCACCTAGTCTGACGTTGCCCAGGATTGGCTTCGCGTGCCTTGTCGGCACAGCCCTGAGCACGTCGGCAAGTGCCGCCCTGAGCGTTGACGTTGCCAGCGTGATTCCAGTTGCCTTCCGTTCCCGTGTTGCAGTCGCCATTCCTTGGCCCCTTTCGATTGAGAGATACCCCTACAAGAATCCCGAGAGCGAAAGTGCCCGCGAGAAGTGTTTCACCGATTGCCAGCCAGACGAAATCCGAGAGCGTCATAGTTCTTCTCCCGTGTCTTCAAGCAGCGGCCACGTCTTCGGCTGCTCGCGTGCTTCGATGTGCTCGAAGTAGCAGGCCTGTCTGACAAGCCTGGCCCGCAGTTCGTCGTTCTCAGCCTTGAGCGTCTTGATGGACGCAATGGCAATCCCGATGGTGCGAGCGTTCGCAACGAGTGAGTCGTGCATGCTCCAGTTGTCAGCGTCTTCACTGGCGTGGATGCAACCACCCTGCAGACGCAGCAGACGCTTGATAAGTCTTTCGGTTGTCATGTTCGCACCCTGATTCCACGGGACTTGCCGGGCTCAATGGTGATGTAGCCCTTACGCTCCAGGCGTTTAAGCAACCCGGCGACAGCGTTGGGCGATGAGACGCCAATGCCGGCGGCGATTTCTCTGACGGCAGGGCCCCACATGCCAGCAGTTCTGCAAATGAAGTCGTATGCCTCTTTCTGGCGAGGCGTGAGCGGTTGTCGCTCTTCGGTAGCGGTGGTGTTTTCTGGGGTCATGGATGCTCCTCCTTGAGTTAACAGCTCTCGTCAACAAATCCACTTTTGGGATTCGACGGTGCCGGCTCCTGACCGGCACCGGAAGAATCCTCAATTGAGATCCCATTGGTAGTACTTGGACTACCAATGGATCTAAATGAATTGCGGGCACAGAGTGTGCGCGCTCCGCGCACCACTCGTGCGCGCTCCGCGCACGGCTCGTGTCCGGAGCGCGCACCACTCGTGCCCGGGGGGGGCACGCCTTGTGCGCGCTCCTGGACACCACTCGTGCCCGGGGGGGGCACCACTGGTGCGCGCGCCGTGACAAGAAAAACGGTGCGGCCAGAGCCCTCGGGCTTCTCCAAAACCTCCAGAACCCCACAGGAAATCATCTGCGTGATGCCTCTGCGAATGGTCGTTGGATGTACTCCAACAAGCTTGGCGGCACGCCGGATGGACATCCTGACTTGGCACGTCGAGAAGTCAGCCGCGTAGAGCACGTACAAAGCCGCCAGACGCCCTTCTGATCTGAGCGAGGCTAGAGAGCCGTCCTCGAGCATCGCCCTCCAGCGGCGACGCATTTCGCCCTGGCGTGAAGGCTCCTTTCCGGGTCGTTTCTCAAACGTCACACTGCACCCCAGTTCTGGGTTGGAGCGTGTCCGGAAAACTCGGGGAAGTCTGGGATTTCGCAGGCGTCCTCAAAGTACTGGTACTGCCCGTGGAACCACATTTCCACGTCAGCCATCTGGCCCTGGCGGAGCTTCTTGCACTTCCACTCAATCTTGATTTCGCCAGCCTCGCCGGTTTCGCCTATGCGGTGCCCGAAAAGGAAGTTGTCCACGTCAAAGTCGATCTGATTTGAGCCCTTGCCGATGTTGCCGATCTCGGTGCTGGCGTCGCATCCTTTGGCGATATTCGTGACGAGAAGCGTTGCGATGTTCCGTGTTGTCGTAATCTCGCGGAGCTTCAGCAGAACCTCGTTAATCTCGCCAGTTTTGTCGTTGAAATGCCTCGTGGAACGAACCAACTGCAGGTAGTCAACGATGAGCAACGTCGGGCCGTCCTTCGTGACTGCACGCTCAATCCTGTCAATGATGAGAGGAGCCTCAATCAGTTTCAGGCGATTGCCGATAGCTGCACCAAGGTCAGACGCTACGCGGTCGCTTGGCTCTCGCTTCTGGATTACGTCCTGCAAAGTTAGCTTCTCTGGCTGTCCGCCAAAGTTCGTAATGGCCCTGGCTGCGAGCGCTGCCCGAGTCATTTCCCCAAGGCACCAAGCCGCAACCATCTCTGGGTTTTGCCCGAGGCATTGAAGAACCAGCTGCAGGGCAAGAGCGGACTTCCCAAGGCCAGGAGCAGCAGCGATGGCTGTCATTTGCCCTAGCGGAAGGCCGCCGCCAAAGAGCTTGTCTAGGGCTCGAATGCCGGTGGGAAGGGCAGGCGTCTCTTCCTGCTCTCGCCAAGCCTTGATCGCGTCTAGCAGCGTCGGCGTGGGAGTTTCGTCTGCGGCATCGACAACAGGAACGGCCTCATCTGCAGACCCTAGGACCGGAAGTCGCGTCCTCTTCCAGGCGTTGGCAATCTGCCGTGGGCAATCGTCAAGGTCATCCTGCCGCAGGCCAACGCGACGCATGCGCTCCATAATGGCCGTAGTTGCCTCAGCAACACCCCATCCACGGGCAGCCATGTCGCACGCAACCGTAAACATGGTTTGACGCCGGCCAGCTGCAAGCGCGAATCCTTCCTCGAGGAACCGCCGCGTTAGGTCGCTCATGCTCTTCGGCTTTACGACGATGGACTGCACCGCCTGGCCACGGAACACGTCCAGCGAGTAGATCCGAGTCGGGTCGCAGTCCCAGAGGTGCGCCCTGGGCGTCTGCTCGTACTTCCAGTTCACAAACCCAGGAAGACGCATGATGCGCGGCCAGTCGCAGATTGATTGATCAGAGCCAAGTGAGGAGGCAATGGCCTTCATCCGCTCGTGCCACGCAGCTGCGTCGCGCATTGGCTCTGACAGCCGCCACCACAAATGAACTCCGCCACCGCTTTCAATGATGGCTGTGGGCATCGGGAAGCCAGCGGCACGAACGCGGGCCAGGGCGTCCTCGACTACAACACCACCGTCAAAGTCTGCAAACACACACCGGGCCAGGGCTACGCCTTCAGCCTGGGAGGAGTTCTTTTCCTTGCGAGGATTTGCCCCAAAGTAAGCGTGAACTCGCTGGTTTTCGTCGCGGTTCAGCCGCTCGAGCCAGTCGATGATGTCCGGTATTTCAGTCAGCGTTGACCACCGCCGGCCAGCGGCAGGAGGAAGCGGACGAAACTCAATGATGTCCTCGGGCTCAAAGATAGCGCCAAGGAAATCGATGCACTGCGAAAGGGCGTCCATCAACGGCTCCCCTGCTTGTTTCCGCCACGGAGCTCAGTTGCAATGCACGGCAGTGCATGCCCGTTGTCTGCATAAGCAGCCGTGCCGCCGTACGACAGCCTCAGACGCGGGAGACGGTGCTGAAGAAAGGCAACGCCGATCCGATTCTGGATCATCACTGACTCAAGGTCGTTCTTTACGGGATCGCACGGCCAAATAAAATTCAGCCGTGACATGACGTTAAACCCGTTGGGGGTCTCCCACACGCATCGCGTGTAGTCCATCACCTGCGAGATGACACGACCGAGTTTCGCACCAGACTTTTTGCATTCGATTCCAACATGACCCCAACGCCATCCGCTCTCAATGAGCAACTTCTTTGGCTGAAGAAGAACATCAATGCGTGGCCTGCCTGTTCCGGTGGTGTCGATGCGCGGGTGGAGCATCCATCCATGAACCTCTTGCAGCACGTGCCAGTGCGTCGGATTGACAACTGACAGCAAAGCCGCAACGGCGTCTGGCTCCGTTGCGTATTCGCCGCACGTCAGCACTTGGTCTGGATACATCCGTGTATTCCTTTTCAATCCCGCCATGCCGCGTCGAAGCGGCGTCCGCGCCTATCGCGTGGCGGTGCGTGTTAGAAGGGAACGTCATCCGTAGGCAGCGTGGCCGTGATCTTCGCCGCAACCGTCCTCGGCTTGGCCTTTGGCTGAGGCTTGGGCTCTGTCGCCACGTACCTCTTCACGACTGCCGACACCTTGCCGCTCTTGCTGGTGTAGTGGCTGACTTCAGCTGTCAGCGTTGCACCAACTAGCGACGCCGGATCAAGGCTGACCTTTCCGCCAGCGGCAGAGACGCCGATCGCGTCGGCCAGCTGCTTGGCACGCCAGCCCAGGTGCTTGGGAATGTCATCAAACACAAACTTGTGGTTGCCAGATGACGTTGCCAGACGCAGCTTGAGGCACAGCCCGTGCGGGTTTGCGTCTGTGACCTTGTACTCGTTAGGCCCTTCCTCAGCGTGTTTCACGGTCATTTCGTGAACACCGGCAGGAACAATCTCACGATCCATGGTCGATAGCTGCGACTGTTCGTCTTCAATGATGAAGTCCATCTTGTCCCTTTCTGTTGTCCGTAGTTCCGTTGCCATCCTCTGCCGCACGTCAACGAGACGCCGCAGTTGCTTTCCAGATCACTGCCATAGTCAGACGTAGTCGGAGCTAAGCCGCTCGTAGTTGAGTCCAGCAATCTGAGGAAAATCCTCGTTGGGCTTGTAATAAACCTTCTTAATCCAGTTTGCCGTAATCTCGGAGTTCCACGCCCTGATCGCCATGAACGCAAGCTGCCGTCCTCCAATACGACGAACACTCAGACGCCTGTTGATTACTGACTCTCGCAGGATGTGAAACGGACGCTCCAACTCCGAGCTGCCGTCGGCCATCACAGACACGAACTCGCTAGCCATTTCCGCGTTAGAGCAGGCAAACAGATAATGCACTGCTGCCAGAAGAGAAGGCGAAGAGAAAACGCGAACTCCAGCGCACCTAGCTACGGAGTCGTTGATGCCTGGCCTACGCGACAGGATGTCCAGGCAGACCCTCGGGCTGAATCCGTTGCAGCCGCCGCCTCCCTCGTAGAACTGCCCAGTCATTCCGAACACCCAAAGCAACTTAACGCAAGCCGCCAAATGAGTTGCGTTCTCTTTTCCGTGGATCCCAAGAATGTCGCTCGTCCGTCGCGTGCGCAGATTGGTGTCGATCGTGTCGAACGCATCCGACTCCACGCCGTAAGCGACGTACGTCCAGAACCCGACGCCGGAATTCACGCATGCGTGCAGACGGTGCTGGCCGTCCAATAGTCTTCCGTCGCCTGAGAACTTGATTGTTTCTCCATTCAGCATCCATTCGCCTCGCACAAGAACAGCTTCCAGGGAATCTACATGTCCCTTGCTCAGTCGCCTGTTGGCGGTGTTTCTGGCGAGCCACTGACCGGCTATTTCTGGGGTCACAAAAACCTTTTCAACACACTGTCCGGCTCGCTTATCAACTCCGTTCCGGTATTGAACTTGCGTCGTAACCATTAGTAATCGCTCCTTTGCTTACTTGTCCTTTCACCATCCGGCCGCCGGAACACCCGGCTTCTGTGTCTTGTCATGCGGTGACGTTGCTTTCGCCGTCACCGCTCACGCTTTTCTCCATATGACAGCCATCCGCCCGCTCGCAGTCCGCCTGGTGCCGGCCTCCACGATCAGGCCGCGCTTGGCCAACTCAATTCGCCTGGGCCTGACGGTGCTCGCGTTCATCTCGAGCTCGCGCGTGATCTCTTCGTCAGTGCTTGGCGTACGGCACAGGAACTCGTAGACGCGCAGCTGCATGGCGTTCAGCGTCTTCGGCGTCAGCGAGTCCGCAGCTGCGGCCGAGGTGGCCGAGCCGTTGACGCTGGGGGCTCGCGTGGCGAATAGCGGCAGCGGTGCTTCCTTGTAGTAGTCGCTCATGTCACAAGTCCTTTTGTGTGTTTGCCGGGTTACGCCCGGCGCGACCGACTCACCGCCGGATCAACGGCGTCGGCTGCTGCAGTTACTCGCCACCAGCAGCTAGGCGGCCAATGCGGCTGTGTTCGTCAGCCTGCTCGCCAATGGCGTGGCGTTAGTCTCCTGTCCAGTTCGTCCCAGGCCGTGGCCCTGCGTCGCCAAGCGTTTGAGGTTCATTGCCCCATCGCTCGCGCCACGCCTGACGCACAGCCAACTCGTCTGCGTATGGACGGGCCAGGGCCATTGATTCCATAGAGACGGCGTTGGCAATCTTCATGGCGTCGTGCTTGTTGCCAGCCGTCTGGATCGCCGTGATGGCCTCGTCAAGCGTCATGCCGTCACCTCGTGCTCAGCGGCCTCGTGCTCAAACGCCACGCCATCGTCAGAGTCGCCTAGAATCTCGGCCCGGTGCAGCATCAACTGCACGAGCTCGTCGTGCTCGCTCTTCGTGAACTTGCCTTCGGTGAGCCGCTGAGCCACCAGCGTTCGCAGACGGTTTAAGGCCGTGATGCTGTCGGCCTTGCTCACCGCCAGGCGGGCGTTGCCAAGTGCATCGCTGGCAGCGGCCGGCTGATCCGCCTTGAGTTTCACGACGGTGGCCTTGGGCTCGTCGGTGAACTTCGGACGCACCACCACGGGCTCAGGCTGCGTGGGGTAGTCCTGGGCCTCTTCAGCCGTCACAAGCCCACGCAGTGCGTCAGCAAATGCGTTACGCAGTGCGAAGCCGCGAGCACGCAGCTGCAGCATCCGAGACGGGTACTGAGTCCACGGGCCCGACTTTCCCCACAGGCCAGCCTTTTTGGCGTCGGCCACCGAGAACCGCACCGTAGTTGGTGCAGGGTAGCCATGCCGCTTGGCCTCGCAGACGGCGGTGAGGTTGTCGCCCTCGCCTTCAAGGTATTCGCGGACGTACTCGCAAACTGGGCACGCCTGCACCAGGGCCAGGGCCGCGTCGCCCCAAATCGTGGGCCGTCCGTTGATGACGGCGATCGACTGCAGGCTTTGCATCGGGGAAAGCCCGACTTCGCTGCCGTGCTGGATGGCTAGTAGGCAGGACTCTGGCTTGCCCTTGAAGTCCTTTGGGGCGAACTCGCTGGCCGCCACCATCTTGGAAAACCGAAACGCATCGTCAAAGCTTTGAAGAGCCAGCCCACTGGCTCGTTGTGTTGAAAGTTCTGTTGTCATCTCGCGTCCTTTGCTGTTGAAAAAAGCCCGCTCCGCGTCCTGCTCGGCGGGTGGTTAGTGCGTCCTTGCTGCTGGGGCTCCGCCCCACTCCTTCCGCTCAGCGGTTCCACCGCCTTGCGTTCCCTTGTTCGTGATTCGCGAATCGCGGACATGCGTGCCGCTACTGCGCTTACGTCGCTCAATGAGTGACATCGTTGGCACTCACCGCGAGCCATCCGCCGTCAATCTCGATGCTGAGTCGGTCGCCATCGACGTTCCAGATGCGTCCCTGCCAACGCTTGCCGGCCGAGCATCCGCTTACGAAGTCGCCAATGGCGTAGGTGACCTTCGGTGCTGGGCTCACCGTCTGCTCGTGTAGGCCGGCTACTGCGGCGAGGTACTCGTTTTCTGCGGGACTTGATTCATTCGTGATCATCGGGGTGCTCTCCTTCTCTTGGGTTGAGGTAGTGTACGGGCGTATACCTACAAGGCAAGCGTCTGTACGAAGATTCCAGTGTCAGTCCTGCGCGGCCTTTCCTTTCCGAGCCTTGTGCGTTGTGCAGGTATCTACCTTTGAAGTGCAAAAAAAGAGTTGAGCAGCGTGACAACATCAAACACGGCTCGAGCAACCGGCGTTTGCGTTCCCAGCTGCTGGCCTAGATGCACCAGCGTCAGGGCAACCACGGCGTCGTTCCACGTCAATCGCTTCACGTCATCACCTCCATGCGGTCAGTAGGCTAGTGCAGTTATCTGCCATTGGTCAATAGGGACTTGAGCACGATTTTTTTCATGCAGAAAAACCCCAGCAAGTTGGGTAAAGCCTACTGGTCAGCCAACTGGTCCGCCGCTCGGCGGTCGGCCGCCACGGGTGCCAGAGGCACGCTCGGCATGCTTTTGCTCAGCCAGTTGCCTGAGCTCGATGGCGTCATACACAGGGCATCTCTTGCCAAACCTGTGGTCAGACCAGATGTCGCCTTCTCGGGCGAGCTTGCGGATGTAGCCAATCCGAACGCCCAGGATCTCGGCGGCCTCAGTGGTGCCTACGAGTTCCCGCTCTGTCTCCGTTGCCGTGTCCATGGCAAGGAGTTTAGCGGGCTGTCCAGCGGGTGTCCGTTTTTTCTTTGCCATGCTTCCAGTTCACGCAGCACGCTGAATCATACGGATTAACTCGCCTTGCCTGCTGTACTGGAAACGCTGTACAGTAGATTTGCGGCGATCTTTCTAGCGGATGGGGTGTAGTTTGTACATTTGTACACTATCCGCTAGCATCGCCTTTTTACCAGAAAATGGGAGGCGTGCGATGACTCTGAGAGATTTGCTGATTGACCGGATTGCCCCGCTCAAAGGGCTGTCGGACAGGTCTGTGGCTATGTATTCGGCAACGCTGGACAGGTTCCGCGATTACCTAGGGCACGAGGCCACGGTGGACGATCTGGACGATTTGACGGCCGCAAAGTTCCTGCGGTGGCGGCAGGCTACCCAGCACAGCAAGTGGAAGAAGATCTCGCCGGCCTCGCTAGCCAAGGATAGCGCCCACCTGCGTAGCCTGTGGACTTGGCTGGCCAAGAAGCGATGGAAACGGTCTGACGGCGAACTGGTCGAGTTCCCAGACTACGCCCGGCCTCGCGTCCCTAAGCCCGTTCCGAAGGCTTTCCGGGCCGAGGAGCTTGCCAGGCTTGTCGATACCGCCCGGCACAGGAAAGGCACCGTAGCAGGCAAGCCAGCGGCCTGGTACTGGGTGACCAAGATTCTCGCCATGTTCCAGACGGGCGAGCGAATCGGTGCTGTGCTCGAGCTTCGATGGGAGCAGGTGGATCTGGAGCGGCACACGCTGACGTTCTTGGCCGCCACCCGCAAAGGCCACAGGGAGACGATTACGCGGGCGATCACGCCGGAACTGTCCAAGATGCTGGCCATGTGCAAAGGGGCCCCCAGCGAGCGTGTGTGGCCTTGGGTGGAGGATCGTGAGTTCCTGTCCATCTACGGCAGCCTGCGCGTGCTGTGTCGCACAGCTGGGGTGCCATACCACCCGTTTCATTCAATCCGGAAAAGCACAGCGAGTTATCTGAAACGGGCCGGAATCTCGGCCAAGAAGCAGCTGGGGCACAGCAGCGAGGAGATGGCGGAAAACCACTACTACGACGAGGAAATCACGGGACGGGAGTCCAACTTGGACTACCTGCCAGACATCACGCATCGGCCGGCAGACAGGCCCGACGCTGGGCCAGGAAAGCCGAGATAGGCCGGTGGCGTACCTACGGTTTAGACTTCACCACACAGGAGAACGACGATGGAAAGCAGACAGCAGCTACTTAAGCGTTGGGACGAGGCGCGCGGAACGCGATGGATTCTGATCAGCGAGGAACTGCCAGACGAGGAGATGCTCGTCCTGATTTGCTACCACGACGAAGAGAATGCCGTGGATGCGATTAGCCTGGGCTACGTTTTTGAGAACTCAACGTGGCATGACGAGCAAGGCGTTGAGATAGACTCGCCAGATTACTGGATGCCGCTGCCTCATCCGCCAGCAACATGACAGGCACAGGGCGAGCGACGGCAGGGAAAGGGAGTAAAACCTGCCGCCGCTCAAGCCCTGGCCTAGGTCATGAGTCCTGCCGCCTCGCCCGCTCTACTGCGGCTTGGCCTTTGACTTGTTGCAGTTCACGCAACAACCGCATGACGTGTGCCGCCAATACGCCGCTTGTGCCCTGGTCCCAGCAGCCAGAGAACTTGCGGGCGTCCCACTCGCACTGCTGCAGGTAGGCGTCAGTGAGCGGCTCAGCCACGCTTGGCCTCCCGCAACTTAAGCAGGCAGATCAGCGACCAGTTGGCGGCGTCAATCAACGCGTTCTCGTAGTCCACGGGCTGGCCGTTGGCGTACTTCTGCATCCGCACAACGCAGTCAGACAGGTCGCACAACGCTCGCCGCCAGGGCTCAACGCCACACTTGGCCGAAGCGGTGACGTTCTCAAAAGGGTCTGCCGCACCGCCATACGAGGCCGTCTTTTCGTAGTGCAGCTGCCGCAACTCCTCGAGCAGTTCCAAGAACGGCAGCGACCCAGGCCGCTGCTCGTGCGTGATGCCGTCGCCGGCCAGACGCTCAAGGGCTTCGTCTAGTTCGTCCTGCGTCAGGCCAGCCCGGTGCAGGTGGTGCTCGTGCAGCAGGTGCTCGATGTATGGCTCATCGACGTGTTGCGTTTCCTCGGTACTTGCGACAAAGCACCTAGGTTCTGTCGCCGCCTGCGACACGTCGTACCACTCCTCCAGCGGCTTGCCTGCGGTCTGGGCGTCGCGGCGAGCGGCCACTGCGGCGCGGAGCAAATCGTTTGCGTCGAGCATGTCGTTGGTCATGGGCATTCCTTTTTGACAGAAAAACAGCAGCGTATTTCAATCGTCAATGGATGAGTCATCGCGTGGCGAGTCGTGGAACGACGCACGCAGTTCAGTGTGGTCCGTGTTCCACCGAAGCAGCATCCACCAACCGCCAAGCGGCCTGCTGCTCATGCCCTTCTCGACAGCCCAGCCGTCGCTTAATGATTCCTGCTTGTAGGCCGCACTTCGCACGAGGTGAATCGGCCGCACCCGCACGAGCCCCGTAGGCGAGAGCCGTTGCCGGCTGGCCTCAATCAGCGTCCGCTGGTGGACGTGCCCTGCGTGAACGCAGTCAGCGTCCACGTCTGTGAGGTAGCGGCTGTAGTCAATGACGCCGCGAGTCACCGGGCCACCGCCACCATAACCATGGTGGTACCAAAGTCGGTACAGTGCCGTGCTCGTCTTTCCGGCCTTGGCCCGGAACATCACCCAGCCTGAGTAGCCAGCGTGTCGGCACTTGCTGCCTCGCACCCGCAGCTGCTCGACGAGCCGCGTGGTCAAGCACGTCTCCATCCGCTTCCGCACAGCCGTCTCGTGGTTGCCCGGCGTTATCAGCGCCATCTGCTCGCGGTACGGCTCGAGGTACTCGGCGCACTGGGTAACGATGTCGTCGTAGTAGTTGCCGCGCTGGAACTCGGGCCGCACGTCCCACTTGCCATTCGATCGCGGGTCGTACTTGCCGCCCATCGCGTCGAAGTGGTCGCCAATACTGAGCACTGCGGCGTTGAGCTCGCGGGCCTTGGTCAGATCCGCCGTGAGCTTCTCGCGGTTGCACTTCACTGAGTCCCAGTGCCAATCGCTGGAGAGCAGCACCCAGAGACGGGTGTTGAAATCTATGCGTGTGACGCTGCCATCAAGGCTTGTGACGTTCCAGGCGTCCGATGCGTTCTTCCTGCGGAATGTGCCAGAGCTACGGCCCATCAGTCACCTCTCGGAAGTTCAACGCATAGAGAACCTTGGCAATATCCTTGCCCGCCTGCTCGACGTGCTCTTCACTGGCTGTAGGAAAAAGCGCATGGAGTAGCTCGTGCGTCAGGATCGTGAGCTTGTGCCGGCCCTTGAGCCCGCTGTGAATCAAGATCCTCGGCCGCTTGCTCTTCTGGCTGTAGGTGTAGCCGTACGCCTGGCCCTTGAGGTCCGTGAACCTGACGAGCCACCGCTCGTCACCGTTGAGTGTGAAGTGGTGATCTTCCACGGCTCGCCCTTTCGCCCGTCATGGTGGCAGGGCTGTCAATCGCTAGACGCCGGTCCCCACTTGCCGACAGGGCATGACTCGCCTGCCCAAGAGAGCTTGCTGATAAACTTCCTGTTTCGGGTTATCGGGCATCCGCATTGCGCACATGTGTTGTCCTGATAGTGCTCACAACCTAGGCAGATGTCGTGCCGTCTTAAAACTTCTTCGTCGCTGCACATCGGCAAGCCAGCAGAGACGTGACTGATGGCCGACTTGGCAAAGTTCTTTGCCTTCTGAGCAAAAGAAAGAGGCTCTGCACCACGAACAAAAACGGGGCCGTTCAAGTCTGCTGCGGTAGGCTTTGGGTACGCAGGATGCAGTGGGTCGACAGTAACGGTGTCGCCGTCAATACTGACGATGCACGCCCGAGACGCATCAACGGTCGTGCCGCGCTGCAAGCAACGCTCCTCAAAGTCTGAAAGGTTTCCAGTGATCATGGAAATGGGTTATTGCACACGCACCTGATGTTATTTGCCACATCGTTTCTGCCAGAAAAGGTGTCAGGACACTGCGGAGGAGTGCATACGGGAGGCGGCGGGCAACTACAGTTTGCTGCATAAACAACGCAGCCGGTGTTTGCCACTTCGTTCAGTTCTACGTAAATCTTTTCCCACAAGCACTTGTCCTTGAGCCACACGTATCCGGCTACTTCAGAAAACCCTTTTTGCCAAAACACCTTACAGCACGGAAACAAGCCAGTGTCGCAACGAGACTGCGCTACCATGCAATAGCAACCGGCATACTTTGTTCGTGTATCCTGCGGTGCCAAATAAAGCAGACTACTGCATTCACCAAATCCTACACCTGGGATGCACTGCTGGACTAAATCGCGAACTATATTGCTGCCGCACCACTCCTCAACTCCGCTGTTTGAGTAGCAATTGGCGCCACAGCCGCCAGTTACCCCGTTGCAAAAACCGCAATCAACTTGGCCGCAGCACGGGCAAGCCATCATGGCACCCGCAGTCGTAGGTAGGAAGAAGTGACCGTTGCCGTGATGAGCGTGATGCGTGTGGTGCTGGGCGTCTGGCTCACCGTGATTCCGCAGGTGTTTGTGTTCAGCGTCGCTGCAATGGCGATGCTCACAAGGTTTGTGCCGTCCTGCGTTTGCGTCACGAAGACCGCCGTGGCCGTTTGCAGCACAGGGACAACGAGCCACCAGTTGGTGCCTTCTCGCCCAACAACGCAGTCCTCGTTGACGTAGCCAGTCAGCGCGATAGGCCACGATAGATTCGTGACGTTTGCCGTAGCAGTCGGCGCATACTTGAACGTCACGGTCTTGACGCTGCCAATCGGCCACGAACCCGTGAACGTCGCGGCCCGCACCTGCTTCGGGTGCCTATCCGATAACCGCCGATCAAACGTCAGCGGCGACGCAGCTGCCGGCGTAAGCTCGGCCCGGCGAACGACGCGAGCGACACGCTCGGCGCTTTCTCGCGTGAACTGAACCGCGTCAAAAGGTTTCTTCTGGCGGGCCATGCGTCAGGTGGGCGGCGTGCCGAAGAGGCTGCCGAAGTTGGCTTCTTCGTTAACGCGAAAGTCGTGAATGTAGGGGAAGCTCGATGACTGACCCCCTGATCCGTCGAGAGCGACAGGATTAGCGGAGGCGACCCACTCTGCGTTTTTGAAATCGAAAACCATTGCGCGCCGCTTCTGCCCACTTGCAGCGTCAATGAAGTTCCATCCGATGTCCGGTATGCGTAGGTTCCACTTGCTTTCGCGGTACAAGATTTCGCACGTCGTGGCCCAGTAGTAGTAGGTGACGTTGTTGTAGGACTCGACAGTGTAGGTTGAGTTGACGCCAGCGACTTTCCACGAGTGAGCAGGGCAGCCGAAGTAATCGCCGCTATTTACTTTGTTAGTGGCCTGCATCTGAGACGCGGGAAAGTTGTCGTAGTTCTTTTTGATCGTGGCCCGAACGATCTGCTCCTCAGTCGTGAGCCCCTCGAAGTAGTCGTTGGCTGAGTTCACCAGCGGCCTGCGTGTGGTGCCGTCCCAGTAGTAGAACGCTGGCACCTGGGCAGGCTCAGCGGCGAATGTCCACTCAGCTTCGCGTGCAGTCGGGTTTTCCAAGTCGTTGGGCATGATCAGCCCATACTCGGCAACCACTTGGACGTGGTACGGCGAGTCTGAATGCCGCTCTGTAATCGAAAGCTTCCGCAGCCCTAAGAAACTGAGGGACGGGTGCGAGCTCCCCCAGTTGTCGAGCGAGAGAGCCGATATGATTTCCGCTTCTGTGGGCGGGTTGTTCTCGAGCGTGTTATCCGCGAGCGTCAGCACGAACGTGCGGGTGGCAGTCGTGGTGCTACGCACTTCCCCTTCTGTCGTGCGTGCAAGCTCACGCCAGGACTGTATGGGCATTAGATGCCTCCCACGTCAGCGTAGCCAACGATGGCGACTGGCTGATTGAAGTAGTTGCTGGACGCCTGGCCTATGCCTAGGGCGATCTTCTCGAGCAGCTTCGTCTGCAGCCGCTGCTGAATCAGTGCGGGATCTTGGGCGGCCGCGCCGAGTTGCAGCACAAGGTTGGCGCTCTCGACGTTGCGGATGTCCGCCACTTGGATGGACTGAGCGCCAAGCGTGTTCAGCTTGCGGATGCGTTCTTCCTGCCGCTTCGCTTCGGCCTCGGCGGCCTTACGCTGCTCCTTAAAGATACGGGCCTGCTCCTGGGCGTACTGCTGCTGGGCCTGCTGTTGCTGTTGCTGGTACGCCTGCAGGGCAGTCTCTTGTTGCTTGCGGTAATCGTCCTGGGCCTTGAGCTCAGCGTTGGCTCGCTCCTGCTCCTTGGCCTTCCTGTCCTCAGCTGCCGCGTCCCTGGCCTTCTCTGCCTCTTGGATGTTGGCGAGCTCCTGATTGAAGAGCTCCTGCTGCCGCTGCACTTCAGCGTTAAATGCCTCGGCATTAAGAATGCCGTCCCGTGCCTGCTCTTGAGCGGCAGCGATGCCTTCCTGCAGACGCAGGGCAGCGTCAAACCCGGCCTGGCCGAACTCCTGAGACTTGGCAATCAGTTGGTCGATGTTCTGGTCAACCGACTGGAAGGCAGCGTTGAACCCAGCGCCGAAGCCCTGCTCGAGGGCCTGCTGCTGATCCTCAAGGCTAGCCTGCAGTTGATCAAGCTCTGCCTGACGGGCAGCAGCTGCGTCTGCCTGCGCTTGGTTGTCAGAGGCACGGGCGGCGGCGAGCTCCTCAGAGACGCGGGCCTGCTCACGCTGGACGGTCTGCAGATCCTGCTCGAGCTTGGTGGCATCATCGTTGGCCGACAGCAGCGTATCGATTCGCTCTCTGTCGTTTTCAATCAGCTTGCGCTGCTCCTGCTCAAGCTTCTTCACACTATCAATTTGGGCCTCGTAAGCAGCCTGTGCCGCCTCAGCTCCTCTCGCAAGCGTCTCTTCGTTAATAATGCCAGCCTCAAACTGCGTTTGCAGTTCCTCAACCGCGCTCTGGTATTCAAGTGCTGCATCAAAGCCCGCTTGCCCCAACGAAGCAGACTCGTCGATTGCCTTGGACAACTCGGCGCGAATGCCAGCCACAGCCTGCGCGGCGTTCTCCGTTACCTGAATCTCTAGCTTTGCGTCCTGCTCAATCTGTGCAAGTTCGTCCTTAAACGCATTGCCGGCCTGCTCCGCAGAACGGCGGAAGACTTCTTCATTGATGATCCCGTCATCAAGTTGCTGCTGCAGTTCACGAATGGATTCCTGATACCGCAGTGCGGCGTCAAATCCTGCCTGGCCAAACGCAGCCGATTCGTCGATTGCGTTGCTAAGGTTTGCGTTAATTCTTTCTAGGTCGTTTGCGAACTCTTTGACGAAGCCAGCGTCAAGCGGTTCTTCCATTTCCGCACGCAGCCCGCGAACCTCAGCGGCGGCTTTCTGGTTTGCTCCAACGAGGCTGTCGAAGAATCTGTTGACTGCAGCCAGTCCGTCGCCGAGCAACCCGAAGCCCGCGCCAAGCGTGTCAAGTACAGGCGTCAACACAAAGCCTATGGCCTGCGCCAGACGTGTCACCGTGCCGATCAAGTCAGCGAACAGATTAGCCACGCCATCAACGAGGCCGGAAAATGGAAGTAGAGCAGACTGGCCAAGCCCGGCCAGCGAAGTCTTCACGTTGTCGAACGCCTGGCCGAGCGAGCCTATGCGGTCGCGGTCAATGTTGCTGATCCCTGCAGAGAACCGCCGAAGCGCCTCTTCGCTTTCGGCAATCGCATTGAACCCAGGCAGTAGCGTGAGCCCAGCCTTTCCAAGCGTCTCAGTCGCCAACGCCGCCCGCCGTGCCGGGTCTTCTATCTGCTGCAGTGCTGTTGCCGTTTGCTGAGCCAGAGTTGCCGGGTCTAGCGTGGCAAGTTGCTCCTGCGAAATCCCTAGCTCGCGGAATGCGTCGGCTGCCTTGCCGGTGCCACTGCGAGCCTCGTCGATGTTTACGGCCAGCTTTTGGATGCCAGCCGCCAAGGCGTCGATCGAGCCGCCGCTCCTGCGTGCTGCTTCGTCCAGAACTTGAATCGTGGCAAAGTCAGTGCCGAGACGCAGGGCGGTATTCCCTAACTGCTCAACTCGGCCCTCGAGGTCAGCGAGCCCGCGAGTGATTGCCGTGGCAGCAGCACCAAACGCAGCAAACGAAGCGATGCCGATATTCAGCGGAGATGCCAGGGCAGACAACTGAGACCCAAGGCTTGATAGCCCTGTTTTTAATCCACCAGAGAAAACCCTGCTAAGCCCTTCCGATGCGCTGGCGATTCCAGAAAAGCGGCCAGCAATGTTGCCGAGCGGGCCAGGGAGAGCAGCAAGGATGCCGCTCAGCTCGTTGAACTTCAGCCCTTGCGTTGCGGCCCGCGTTGTCTCGTCTGCAAACTTATCAGCAGACGTGGACGCCTTGAGCAGTGCGGCGTCAGCCTTGGCGACTGCCCGCGTATGCGTCTCTTCGCTGATCGCGTTTTTTTGCAGCAGTGCGTCAAGCTTTGCCAGCTCCTGGCCGTGACGCTCTTCCGCCGTCCTGACTTGCTCAGTGACGCGAACGCCTTCCGCAAATGCGTCAGCGGTGTTTCGCACTTCCTGCTGCAGGGCCGCGTACTGATCGGCGTAGGCCTGGGCGTTGAGGCCGCCTTTCAGCTGCTCAGCCAACGCCGCAAACTTGTCATTCAGAGTCGCCTGTGCAGCCGATGCCGCCTCGCTGTTCTTGGCGAACTCGTCAAAAACAGACGTGGCCTTGCTCGCCTGCTTGGCCAGATTCTCAAGCGCCCGCTCAGCCGGCGTCAGGTTCTTCACCACGCCAGAGGCGTCGGCGTTTACCTTCAGCGCGAGTGAGAGGATGGTGGCCATGGCTTACTCAGGGAACGCCAGGAGCTTTTGCAGCTCCCGCTTCATCTCGTCTGCGTGCTGGGGTGGTTTCTCAATCGGGTTGAAGTCGTCCGCTTTTGGTGCCTTGCCTTGCTGGGAGTACGGTGCAAGCACGGCACTCGTCAGCAGGCCCGTCTGCCGCCATGGATCAGGAAGAGCGTGGTAGTAGCGAGTAAACGCAATCCACTCCGTGAGCTCCTGCGAATCCATGCGGCGAGACAGTTCCCTCACCGTCATGCCCAAGTGCCCCGCCAGACGAAACAGGAAACGCCTCGTCGGGCGGACGCTCAGTTTTTTGCGAGTTCCTCCACGTCTGTCTCAGTCATGTTGTTGTGCTTGAGCGCCTTCTCGAAGAGCTTGGACACGATGGCCGCTGACTTCTTCGCCAGCTGCTCGATGCCAGCCTCGTCAAAAAGACGCTCGCCACTCTCGGGATGGCACAGGCAACGGGCCAGATATTTCGTCCGGAAGTTGTCGATGCCCGTCTCCTTCTTGCCCACCCACTCCTTCTCGTAGCTGTCCCGCTCTTGCACGGTCATGACTCGCACGCCAAGCACAAGCGGCTTGCCGTCACCGCCTTTCCACTCACGCACTGTCACTTTGAGAACGGGCAGATCGTCAGCCGCAAGAATCTGGGCAGCAAGTTCTGAAACGCTC